TAACCCCGATGCCGACGTTGCCGGTGGAGTCGATGCGGAGACGCTCCGAACCACCAGTCGTTACGGCAAACGTATCTGCCGCAGGATAGTAAATGCCGGTGTTCGTGTCTCCGATCGTTGTGATAGCGGGAAGCAGCGCGGTTCCGGCAGCAAATGTAGACACACCAGTCACACCCAGCGTCGTCCCCACCGTAGCCGCGCCGGTGATGGTAGCGGAGGCCAGCGTGGCCGTACCACCTGCTCCGAGGATTTGGTTGCTGGTGATCTTCTTAGTGGTGCCGCTCGCAGCCATCGTCGTGTCGGAGACATCGACAATGGGCAGGACGTCCACCGCGGGATCGACGGTCGTGATCGCCGTCAGGGCTGTAATCTTGGTGTCAGGCATGGGTCAGTTGGATTGGATTTGAAGTTTGAAGCTGTCCTCTTGGAGCAGGAAATCGTTGTTCTCCAGGTCGAGATGGTCTGCGGTTCCAAAGGTGAAAACGATCTTGCTGGCGTCTTCCTGCAGAACAAAAAAGTTGTCCTCCTGAAGCAGGTCTCGGCGCAGGACGGGAAGGTCGGTCGTGCTGTCGCCAGACAGCCTTTCCCGATTGATTCCGATGCCGAGAGCCGAGCGCATATCAGGAGCGTCCGAGGGTCACTTGGACGGTGCCAGACGCGAGCTGGAACGCGGAGATGATGCCGCGGATCTGGAAGCCGGCCGGGAAGGTGGTTGCGGAATTGTACCCGCTCATATTCTCGCCGGTCACCGACACAAACACGGTCGGTGTCACACATTCGATGGCGGCGTAGGCTCCCGTCTGGGTCGAGGTTGACGACGTGATGAAACTGCCGTGTCGGCCCATCGAATACTCGGTAGAGATGTCTGCTTGAACGGCCATTTGGTCTTTCGGTTAGGGGGCACCGGCCGGATTGCCGATGCCCCCGGGTTGAATTGCTATCCTTTTCGGATCTTCGGTGCAAGGGCCCCCTGTATCCACAGGATGAGCTTGCCTCCTTCGGGAACGGTCGCGGTGTTGAAGCCGTCGCGCTGGAGCGTCGCGTCGACATCGGGACCAGAAACGAGCTTGGTTTTGCCGTTCTTGTCCACCGAGATGGTAGTGGCGATTCTCATGGTTTAGCCGATTAGGCGGTGACCAGAACCTCGGCCTGGGTGGTGTCCGCAGCAGCGGCGCCGAACATGATGTCGTACGACGCCATGTGAGCCCGGGAGGCGCGGCTGTACCAGACCGACAACAGGCAGCTCAGGCCGTTGTTGGTGGTGACCGTGCGCTGCTCGATGAACTCGCCCGGGATCATGCCGACCGGCAGACCGGAAGCGATGGCGATGGCGTCGGGACCGCAAACGAAGCCGACCGCGTTGGTCTCGGCAGAGGTCCAGCGGTTGTTCTCGGCGATCACATCGAAGCCGAACCGGCCGTTGTTGAGGGCCTCGTAGCGGCCGTCCGGGAAGGTGTTGGAGGCAGCCGAGAACTGCAGGCGAGCCAGGTGGCCACCGTCCAAGATCAGGTTCTTGCTCCGGTAGTTCTTGGCCAGGGCCAGGATCGCCGGGAGGTCCGAGGTGTCGAAGTTCGCGGCCGTGCCGATGGCGGTGGCGGCGCCGTAGTTGCCGGAGACCATCAGCGCGGTCAGCACGTCGCTGATGCCATAGGCGAACAGGTCAGCCGAACCGGCAGCCAGGTCAGCCAGAGCGAAGCCCTGGTTGAGCTCCTGCTGGGTCACCGTGAAGTTTTTCGAGATCTGGTTCACCGTCACAGAGGTGGCGGCCAGCGTGCTGTCGTTGTTGGTCTCCCAGCTCGACGGGTTGGTCTGAGCAGCTGTGCCGGTGGTGAACTTCTTCACCTGGACCGTCGCGCGGGGGCGGAGGTTGTCCAGGCCGACGTTGCGGCTGAAGGCGCTGACCAAGGCTAGGCGGGTGGCCGCCACGGTGATCACGGCGTCAGCGAGGTAGTCGACAACCAGGCCGGACGCGAACGTGTTGGCGTTCTGCGGGGCATGGATGGCCGACTGCCGGAGCAGCTCGGAGTGGTTCTGGATCAGGAAGTCGCGGCGCTTGGCACCGGCCTGCATCTTCTTGTGAGCCTCCAGCAGCGGGTTGCCGAGGTTCTCGATGCGGACCGGGGCGACGGGCTCAGGAGCCGGGGCGGCGGTGGGGGTCTTGGCCGAGATCGCCGCGGCAACAGCCTTGGCAACGATGGCCTCGATGTCGAGGGCGGCGGTCGGCGCGGTAGGTGCGGCCGCCACCACGGTGTTGGTATCACTCATATCTGTGTGTGGTGTCTGTGATGTCGGCGCGGTTGTCGCGCCATCGCCGTCAGCGGGAGTGCTGTCGGTCGAAATCTTGTCGTCGATGGCTTCATCGGCCTCCTCGAGCTCTTCCTGCTCGAGCTGGGCGTAAAGGGCCCGGAACCAGTCACGGCCTGCCGCACCGCCCCAAAGGTTGGCGGCAACGTCGGCCGGGGTGTTGGGCTCGGCCTCGAGGAAACGCTCATTGCGGGCCCACCAGGCATTGGCCTTGCGGATCTTGCCTTCGGATGGCGCTTCGCCGGCCTTGAGGGCGTAGGCCTCCCGGAGGGTCACATCCTCAAGTCCGTCGCCGCCGTAGCCGTCCTCGACCTGCTTGATGCCCTTGTCCAAGGCCGCGCGGACCGCCGGAGGTGCAGTCTTAGTGACGGCCCGAGGATGCCAGCATGCCGCCATGGCGAGCTGCTCGGTGGAACGGTCGGCTAGGCCGAAGGTGATCGCCTCGCCGGCCGTGAACCAAGTCTCGGCCTTCATGGCCGCGCGGATCGAATCGGTCGTCCTGCCGGTGCGTTTGGCGTAGATCCCAGCCAGCACCTCCGCGTGCTGGTCGAGCGCGTCGGCCATCTTCCGCATGTCTTCGGAGGTTCCAGCGACCATGCCGGATGGATCGTGGATCATGAACAGGGCCGCCTCGGCGATCTCCACGTCATCGCCGGCAAGGGCGATGATCGAGGCAATGGAAGCGGCGATGCCGACCACCCGGGTGGTCACCGGGGCCTGGCGGCCGCGGAGCATATTGTAAATCGCCAGACCGTCCCAGACGTTGCCGCCCGGGCTGTTGATCTCAACCACCAGCGGGCCCTGGCCGACCGATTGAAGCGCTTCGGCAAAAGCCTTTGCCGAAATGCCGCTGCCACCGAACCAGTCCTCGCCGATCTGATCGAAAATCTGGAGCATGGCCGGCTCGGAAGCCGAGGCCCGCGGGCTGTACGAAAGCCAGTTGTTGACCTTGGTCGTCATTTCTTCTTCGCCTTCAGTTTGCGCCTGGTCGGCGCCTTGGCAATAACTTGGCCGGGAGTTTCAACAGGGATCGGATCAGGCAATGATTCTCCCGAAGGTGTATCCTCGACCGCCGGCAATGCAGGCTCCGGGGCGATTGGCAGCTTCTGGGCCGTCGAGATCTCGGAGATGTCGATGCCGTATTTGACCGCCAGGTCTCGGATGTGCTTCGCCTGCTGGGCCTTGGATTCCAAAGCCGACCGCCAGTCGATGCCGCGGGCGCCGTAGATCTCGTCGTAGGTCGTAATCCCGGCCTCGAGCTCGGCCAGCTGGGCCGCCGAATTACGGCCGACGTCGACATTGGGCGACCGCGGAGCCTGGATAGCCACCTCGTACCAGTCGTCCGGGCTGTCCTGCAGCGTCGGGTCCACCCGGATGGCGTATTCAATCACATATTCCCAGATCCGGCGAGCAGCCGAGGCCATCACCTGGTGGCGGCTGCGGAACCAGACCGACGACATATCCAGGGCGCCACGGTAGACGGTTCCCTGCATTCCCTCCGGGAAGACCAAGACGTACGGAATGCCGACACCGGCACAGACCTTTTCGGTCAGGCTGCGCCAGTATTCGCGCATATTGACGTTCGGGCGGTCTGCCTGGAACTGCTCAAACTCGTCGCCGGTCTTGAGCACCTTGACCGTCGAACCAAAGATATTCTCGTAGTATGTCTGGGCCGTGCCTTGGCTTCCGGCGACACCGGACCGGAGGCTCGTGGCCTGCACCTCGCCGGAGCTGGTCTTGATAATCTGGGCCACCGAGCTGGCCAGTTTGCAAGACTCCATCTCCAGCCGTTGCAGATCGTCGAGATCGTGCAGGTCGTTGATGACGCAAGCCACGAAAGGAAGGCCGCGGAGCTGGCCGGCACGCTGGGCCTCGAAGATGTGGATGATCGAATCCGACGAGATTGACCGGATGTCGGACAGCTGCCCCTGCTGCTGCTCCTGGCCGATGAAGTA